GGTTTTTGGTTTATATTGACCCACTATCTAGATAGACAAATATCTCTAAAGCCATCTCTAGTTTTCGGTAACGAAACTTTTGTTAATACCTCGTGGTAATCAACCTCCGATTCAAAAATTAAGTTACTATAAATATAAACAGTTTTTCCTTGTATATGCTCAAATTTAAAGCCAATTGCCTCCAAGAATTCAAGACAATCGGTACTATTTCCAGATAACTCAACAGCTCTAGCCAATATAAAATTGTATATGCTATTACCATTCGAACCAAATAATAAGTTCTCATTCATTACCGATAAAGAAATAGATAGAGCAGATAAGAATCGTACCCAATTACGGTAAGGATAACCATTCTTCCAAACAGATCCCGCAAACTCAAATACATCATTGCTTGGAGAACCAATTAATTCAGCATCTAAATTATAAACGATTCCAAAGTTTTCATGTGATAATTTAATGAATAATCCGTGATCTAATTCAGAATCACTAAAAATAACAAGATCGTCACCAGTCACCATAAAATCAAAGTTGTCAGAAATTTCATCAATAGTGTACCCCATACATAACAATTGACATATAGCCATAAATGTAGTAGAGAAGGTACCAAGTTGATTAGTTAAACCTGAACCAGATAGAAGTCCACCAATACGTCGTTTGATGACACGAAAACTTGAATGATAATAACCTGCTATAAGTTCATAACGCATCAATTGCTTAATTCGAATTGTTGTAGAATTATTTGCAGAAAACAAAGAATCAATACTTAAGAAGAATAAACTCATAACAAAACCAGGTAAAGTTTGGTCAAAACTAGAAGCATCAAAACTATATTTATAACGTCGTTTATTTTGAATTGTTTGACATCTATTACGTAAATGTAATTGAGTCTTACCACCCATTGAACATGTGTGTTCAAAATTATTATATATCGCACTATTCCAACAAAATCAAAGAAGTATTTGACAAATGCTAACAAATCCTCCCACAGCGAAAACTAATCTTGTCTTAATCACTTTCTTAATTTGCAGGCGAGTAAAAACTAAAAACAGGATAACCAAATACTATCTGTACACGGGATGGTTGTGAGTCCTCTAAGAAATCACAGAGGAATTCTATGATGTCTGGGATACATCCGGACTTCTGTTTTAGCGAATTATAAATATCTGTAAGACCAACATTCGCTTTAGTATTAATTTTACTTACGACTTGATCAAATGTCGG